TCTCTCTTAGTTTTCTTCTTTTGTAAGTGTAGTTAAAACTTCTTTTATCTAAATCTTGTTTAACTGTTTGGTACAAATCAGGATTTAAAAATTTAAAATTTCTAAGACTAATCTCAGTTTCAACTTTGCCGCCCAATGATATGCACGTTGCGGTTAATGGTTTGTATTGTGTAATTGTATTGATTATGTGTTTACCAGTAATTAAAGCTAATATTTCAGGTTCTACTTCACACATTTTTAGGAAGGCAATAGATGGTTTACCTATTGTTTTTTGTGATTGTTCCTCTACCCATTCAGCAATAGCTTTTGCTAAAGGTCTTATAGTGTTTGCTACCATTATTTTACCGTAGCTCGTAACACTTTCTTCTTCTCGTTCTATATGAGAGTGAAGTCTTTTATTAGTCCTATTAGAACCTAAATTCCTCATCTCTTTTTCATGCTCTACTTCATCTTTATAAGTAGGCATACTCTCAATCAGTCTTGCCATATGTCTAACTCCTTAATTATCTGTGGGTTATGTTTATAATATCTACTATGGGAACCTTAGTCAGGCTCCCTAGTAGTAACTTGAACTTCATTAGTAATAGCTAATAAAGGCGGTTGTTTTGAACCTAGTATTTTTTCAATAAACGTAGCCGCCCTGTGTGCTATTTGATTTGGTGTTAATGCATCATAAGCTTCTAAAGACTGTGTCTTTTGTAAAAACAATATGATTTTCTTTTTAAGCTCCCAGTTAACATGTACATCTTTGTATTGTTTAAGCTCACTGTTTCGCAATAACACTGTATTTCTTAACTCAGCCATATCCTCAAACCAACCAGTAACTTTAGTTTTTAAAGATATAAGCTCAGCTTCTAACTTATTATTTTTATCTATTAGATGTTGTATTTGTTCTTTGTCTGTCATTTTTATTAGCCTCTTGTATTTGTTTGATTTGTTTACCGCTTAGTCTAGTTGACATTGCAAACGGATTAATAGTATCAGCATTTTTATTGTGTGTATTATTTTCTTTTAACGTAAAAATAAGACCACAGACAACGCCGCCTAGTATTATTACTTGCCCTTCTAATGGCAATTCCATAAATAGTTCAATCATAGTTATCCTTTGGTTATAGTTGATTGTAACAGACTAAAGCCGGATATACCGGCTCTAGTTTCGCTCAGTAAGAGCTCATCAGTGTTACTCGTAAGTTCTCTGTTTTATAACAACACTAACTTCAACTTCAGCGCCATCATGTGCTTCTTCAATCTCAGCAAGTAAAGGTATAAATCTTTTAGAGTGTATACCTTCATCACTAAAAAGACGTACTAACGTACAATCCTTATCATGCTTTTCTTTTTTTTCGTTCCATTTGTCGCCTGTTACAACTACATCATATTTACTTATATACATTTTAGTTACCTCTTATTGTTTGTTTTAGTTTAATAAACTTAGCATCTAAGTCAGCCTGTTTAATTTCGCTGTCAAATTTGCTACGCTCAGCTTTTATGTCCAAACCCGCCGGCTCATCTATACGTAAACCCGCATTGTTAAACCATTTACCCGTACTTGTCAGGTAATATTTTGATTTAACCTTCTTAATCTTACAGTTTTCTATAGTACCATCAGGTTTTAAGACATAAGGTGTTTTACTAAACGTTTGGTATATACGGTCAACCCAACGCTCATTAATAAAGTTAGAAATCACAACGTTAGCCATTAGTGACCCGCCTTTGTATAACCGTTGTTTAGTTTGCTTCGCTCAATTAGTCTAGCGTTACGGAATAAAGTTTCCTCATGCTCAACTTTTTTGCGCAAATAATTATATATTATTTTATATATTATATTCATAAAAATTAACCTTTGTTTGTTTGTTTGAGCTGTCCGAGCTCATCAGTCACCGCATAACGGTGAGACAAGGCGCCTGAGGTGTGCGCCCTGTTTCGCTCTGTGTTTATTATTATATTTTTAACAATTGTAATCTGTCCGGTAACATCTCATCAAATTTTATAATGTCCGGTACAGTGTCTGTCTTTGGTTTAATATAACTTGAGTTTAACCAGTATTCACGTTCAACGCCGTAAATGTCTTTAAGTTTTTGAAAGTCAGCATAACTTAACCGCTTTTTTTTAGCTTCAGGCGTGCCGCCGTCAATCCATGTTAAGTGACGCCCAGTAGTAACTGACCAGACATTCTCACACACATGCAACACGTTAAACGGGTCTTTAATAGCTACAGGCGTCACGTATGAATAATAAACTGTTACGCCGTTTGAGACACAGCTATATAGATTTTTAGTACTTCTTAGGTAATGTTTTTGTAATGACATAATCATCCTTTGTTTGTTTGTTTGTGTTACGTTATTGTAACAGACTAAGCGGCAAAGTCAAGCGCCGCTCAGTTTCGCTGAATAACAGCTCATCAGTGTTACTAAAAACTAGTATCTAAAATTGTCGCTTTGTTATTAACAGAATAAAAAACCGCTTCTTGTTTGGCTTGCTTACCGTGTTTAAAGCATATGTGTTTTAATATGTTAATATTACGCTGTGAAGCTTTGAAAGCAACTTTTATTATTTTGACTGGCTCGCTGTATAACTTACCGTTAGGGTTAACCCATGAGCCGTGCCCGTCATACGCTGTACAGCCGCCAAACCGTTCGCATAGCTCACGTTGAATTAATAACGGCGCCATAAGTTTGGCACCGCTATTGTCATGTGTTGGAAAATTAATTTCCGCTATATCTAAATTATTAGGCATATTAATTATATCCATCCTTCCTGAGCCGCTTCTCTAAGCATCTCAATTTTTTTAACTCTGTCTTTTTCTTTAGCATAATTTGCTAAAAAAGTCGCTTTGTTAACACTGTCTTTAAACTTATCCGCTTGATTTTGTGTTAATATAGCTTTTATAGCTTTTATTTGTTTTACCATGTTATAACCTCAGTTTGTTTGTATGTTGCTGTTTCGCTTTTTAAAGCTCATCAGTGACGCTCACAGCGCCAGACAGCAAGCGGCGCCCTGAGACGCCGCCGTCAAGTCTAATTGAAAAATAAATCGTTATCCTCATCAATCCGTAAATTATTTTCCATCTCAGTTAAAAAACTGTCCATGTAAACATCAGTCAAACTTTGTTCAGCTTGTCTTTTAAATCTGTAACTGAACCATTTTAACAACTCATCCTTAGTTGACTTAAAATAATCCTCAGCCCAGTTGTTATATACATAAATATTTGACGCTGATTTAATCTTGTTATTGATTGCTGTACGTCTTTGTGAATTTGTCATAATTAACCTCAGTTTGTTTGTTTCGCTATTCTGTAGCTCATCAGTCATATTGATAATATGAGACAAACAAAGTAAGCTATCCATAACAACGCTTGCGGCGCCCGCTTATAGCTTGAGAGGGCTTTCCACACACTTTAAAGACAACTAGCCCAGATGAACCCTAAAAGGGTTTCGCCGTGTGTGGCTCTAAGTTTTATTTATGTAGAGTTAAAACTTGCAAACTATCAATATAAAACACACTATCACAAACAATATTAAACACCAATGTTATTTTTGCATAACAGCTATGCATCATATGCATGACTAGAAAAAAACAGACACTACTTAATAATGTCTATTCTTAGTAATTACTATAAGTAAGTACATACACACAGTATACCTAAGTATAGACCTAAGTATAGACCTAAGTATTACCCTAAGTATACCCAGTGTATACATACATCCTTATTACTACTTATACTATACACATAGTGTGTAAACCTTTGTTTATATCTTATACGGGAACCTTAGTCATAGCCGTGTGTATTCTATGTGTGTGGCTCGGTGTATGCTTTGTGTATGCTATGTGTCTGTACGTGGCTGTATGGCTCTGTAATAGCTATGTATAATCCAAACTAAAAAAACAGACGAGCTCGAAGGCACGCCTACACATTTTGTATGACTTTGGGTTCACCTTTGGGCTCACCGGCGTATATGCCTTCTTTTTTTATTAACTTAAGGTTGACTAGGGGCGCTTAATGTGACGCTCTGTGTGATGCTATGGGGGAAACGTGGCTCCCGCTATAGTGGTAAACCCCTCATATTTTTTTACTTAATATTTTGGGGATTGTTAAGTTCTTTTAATAAAAGCTCAGCTTCAGCTTCTCTTCTTGTAGGGTATAAATCTTTAAAATCCATTAATTCATCATACATACCTTGCCAATTACCCTCAACTGCATAGTTTAAAAACTTAGGTGTTCTATTAAGGGAACCATATTGGAAGCCTACAGAGTAAATAACTGTCTGTTGTGCAGGGGATAAATCATAAAATTTCTTCTCATAACCTGTAGCTTTCTCATATTGACCTGCAATATTAGCTGTATAATAAGCTTTAGCTTTTTTATCTATGTCCATAATAGTGCCACTATCTAATTTTAATGGTGCTGTATCTAAAAAAGACTGTGCTTTGTTACCAGATAACCCTAAATAACGTCTTAATGTTTCTACAACTTCTGGTTCTAAACCTATTTGCTCTAAAAATTCAGGTGTTTTATCTTTCAAATCAAAGCCTGTACCTATTGTCACACCACTATTTTCATGTGGTTTGTTATTAACTTTAGGAACATATCCTTCAAATTTTGTGTCTTCTCTTCCTGTTACAAATGCATAATTAATTTTATTATCCATATTATATAAATCTATCCTCTTCTGGTTCTCTTCCAATGGCGCTTTCCATGAAACGTTCAAGTTCTTGGTCAAGCAAGTCTTCTTTGTGTTGGTTGTAAGACAAGATTTGGTCTCTGTCCATACGCTCCACCCAATAATTACAAGCAATAGCCAACGCATCAATTTGGTCATCATGTCTTAAAGCTCCTTTGTCTCTAGTTATCCTAGTCATCTGTCTAAATAACTGATGGTCAGGCTCTAGTTTAAAGTCTTCTTTTATAATTAAATCATCAACAACTAGCCTATGACTATTCATAATAGGCTCTAAAGTGTCAATAATACGCTTTTCTTTTTGTATATTATGTCTTACTTCCTCTATTTCACAAGGGTGTATTCTAGCCATAATAGGTTTTAGTAGCTGTGTAGCCATACCATCACCAAAGTTACTCTCAATTACTACATAGTTTACGTCTTGTTGCTTAGCAATTTGAGCTAGTCTAGCCATAGTATCTT